GCATCGGTACTTGAACCCCACCGGATTCCTATCTTCGCGACGAAGTCGCACAGAGGCACGCCATAAGATACTCACCCCAGCCTCACCCACCCTTATGTTAAGCCATATACTATTATTCTGCCGTAGGCTTTTTTTTCTGAGAACATTAGATAACATTATTATTGGCGTCGCCATGGGGTAGAACATGGGGAACCAGTACAGCATTACGGTAAGCGATGAAACAAATAGAATACTGCAGAACATGAAAAAGGGCGGCTACAAGATGTCCCAAGTCATCGATGCAGCGGTCTCAACGATCGGTGAGCACGGATGTGCTCGCTTGGTTGCCATGCGACGTCGCATGAAGGCTATGGAAGAGGAGGAAAAGCAATGACCAACATACCATATTCGTTTACTACAATCGAAAAGTACGAGCAAGAAGCCCTCGATCTATGGATGGCGCATTTTCACGAGTGTGCAGAGAGTTTAGGAATTGACGTAGATTATCACGAGGAAGAATACGCACGTGAAGCATGGCATGAATGTAAAGAAGTCAAGTTCATCGAATACGATTCAGTATTGAAAATTAAATGGGAACATCGCTGCTGGTGGGGAGATTGTCCATCGCCGCGTTTGTTTCATGGTTCGTACAGTTGCATATTGATGAACATCCCCGTTGATCGATGGGAAGAACCGTTTGCACGTGCAAAGAGGTTGGAAGAATGATTGTAACGTGTGCGATTTGTGGTTACGTTGCTAACGTCAATCCGCGCATAGCATCAATCCAGGGACATCGTCCACATCGTAAGATGGAAAACCCACCCGATCTATGGGTGTGTGATATTCACTTCAACCGAGATACGGAATCAAGCTGATAGCAATCTGTACAGTTTCAAAACCACCGACGAGCCCGAGAGTAAGAAACGAAACGAGTACGTTTAGTTTGACCAGGGATTCAAGGGAGGATTCTTTTTCTTCACGTGCTTCTTCACGATCCATAAGCCACTGAGCAAAGCGTGCTTGGCGGCTAGGTTTCAATTCAGTTTCAGTTTTAGTTTCAGTTTCCATTTCAATTCCTCAATTAGATTACGCGTACACCGATGTTGATCGGATTGATTGTGTACTCGAATAGTTCAGGTGCAGGTGGTCCATCTGCAGGTGCAATACCATACTCTGCTTTTTGCTCGTAGGTTCGTTCACCAAATAGCTTGCCAACGTAAGCTCCAGCCTCGGCGCCAAATCGAAACGCCCTGAATGTAGGGTGTCCCTCAATACCGCGGTATAGGCCAACAACGCTCATGTTCAATCAACGTCCGGTTCTTGCTGCAGCTGATACGAACGTAGAAGTCGCATCATGTATTCGTGATCAGGTTCTTCCTTTGCTACTGCCTTTAGGATATGACGTGCAGCCGCAATAGTGATGGTTGTTTCTGTGGGAGCCACGGGCGACAATACAATCGCTCTGTAACTGTAGACTCGATCACTTGCAGTAGGCATCATTGAACCGATCTGTTCTGAGTTGGTTAACGTGTAACTCCCCCAAGTTCCCGTGTCAATGTGAACAACCCATGAATCAATGCGTCCGTAAACTGTTTCTTGAAATGACAAAGGCGTTGGTGGAAAGTTTCCGAAAACTGTTGCCTCAATTACTTCACCCGGAGTTAGTGGACTGCTAGACATCAAGTCTAACATAACCAAGGCATCACCTGCAACCGCTGCTGCAGTGCCCGCAGGAGGCACTACTGATTGTGTACCTGCTGCTTCAAAGAACAACGTCTTCTCTTCCATGGACATTCCTGCGAGATCGAAATAAGTTGAACTAACAAATGTGGAATCACCTACTTTTTCCCAATACCCGGTAGAAACTGATGGTGCCAAATTCCAAACGCCAGGAGAAGCCTGATTAAACAAAGCAATGCCGTGCTCCTTTGCTAACGTCTTCACTTCTTACCACCTTTCTTCGATCCTTTCCAAGACTTGGCAGCACGCTTGAACAACGTCGCATGTGGAGTCTTAGGGTGTTTCTTCTTTAGACGTGCAAGCTCTTTCTTCATGTGCTTGTTGTAAGCTGATGGTGCGCGCTTGACAGTCTTGACAGCCTTCTTAACTGTGGCTTTGCCTGCACGCTTCGCAGTTACTCGTGCTTCTTGCTTTGCACTCTCAATAAACAGCGCCTTGAGTTCATCAAGGGTTCCTTCGACTTTAACCAAGGTAAACACCTCAGTTGTCAGCTGCAGTTGATTGGATTGCAATCGCCATGAAGTCCTTGGCACCAAGGGTAACGATGGAAGCATTCACTCGAACCGTTGCGTTCAATGGACCAATAAGCCCGGTTGCGTGTGCTGTGATGTAGAGTTGATCGTTCACAACGTAACGTCCGTCATCGCTGCCTTTGCCGTAGTTGTCGGGGTAAAGGTCAGCTGCCATATCTCGTCCACCCTGGGCATCTGCTGCAATGTTAGCAGAGGAAATGAGTGCTCGGTCGTTTGCAAACACCAAACTTCCACGGTTTAGATCGGTGACTTGGACCAGGAGTTCGTTACCATTGCCAAGGTCGCTCACGACGTCGGCGTTTGCAGTAGTTCCTTGGAAGACGTAATCAACTGAATGAATTTGAAGTGCTTGGCGATCACCAACGTCGACGTAACTGCCGAGGTCAATCGTTGCAAAAGTGTCAGTCGTAGCTGCGCTGACTGTCACTCGTTCGGTTAGGGTAAACATGCTGGTTTTCTTTGTAGCCATTTTAATCATCTCTTATGGGGTGTTCCGGGGTTGTCCTTGTCGATAAAAATTCAAGCCGGCTCCCCGGAACAAGTCAAACAAAGTGGCATCGGTACTTGAACCCCACCGGATTCCTATCTTCGCGACGAAGTCGCACAGAGGCACGCCATAAGATACTCACCCCAGCCTCACCCACCCTTATGTTAAGCCATATACTATTATTCTGCCG